TTCTTTAAGTATTCTTTAAGTAATCCCTAACTTAATCTTGATTAAGGATATTAAGTAAGAAGTAACAAGTATTATTCTATAGTTATCTTTAAGTTATCTTTAAGTTATCTTTAAGTTATCTTTAAGTATATATACTATAGTTGAACGGGGGGCTAGAGATCCCCTCGATAGTGGTACTTTAGAGAAAGAGTATAGTAATCAATTACTTATACCCTCCTCTAAAGTCCCCTAAGTTTCTATCTATTTATACGCCACCAAAGGTGGGGTTTACATCCATGTTACAGAGTTGTTATTTGAAGCTAAGGTGTTGATTCCATTAACAAACTTGTTCAATTCAGCCTCTAGTAATTCCTGTCTCCTATCTTCTATTGCTATATCAGCATCAGCAGCCATTTGGTCTACCCAATACTTAACAGCCATAGCGACCACATCGAGTCTATCGTCGTGAGCCAGGGAGCCTCTATCCTTGGTTATACGTGTCATTTGATATGTAAGCATATACCTCTGAGCTTTCTCAGGGGGATGGTGCTGTACACTCTCGTAATCCTTTCTGATAACTTCAGGATCTACAATGAGCTTATGCTGGTTCATTACAGGTTCTAAAGTGTCTATGATACGTAGCTCTTTCTGCTTACTGTGTCTGACTTCTTCCAGTGTTACTGGGTAAGTACGTTGGATGTATGGTTTGAAAAGTTCAGTGAACATGCCATCACCAAAGTTACTCTCAATCAGTACAGTATTTACCTTATGCCTTTTAGCTATATTAGCTAATTCTTCTAATGTCTTTGAGTCATAACCACCGTCTATACCTCCAGCAGCGGCAAGGTAGACAAAACCATTAAGCATCTTAACGACTGCATAACCTGTTTCATCAGCACCCCTACCAGCAGGGTCAATAGCAAGGACAGATCCGTCATAATCCCTATAAGCTCCTAAGAGGCTCTCTGGGGCGTAGAAACGATCTCCCGCTAGTCCGACATTAGGTAGGTCTGTTAAAGGCTTCATAATACCGTAGAGGGGTTTTTCTGGCCCTTTCTCTGGGTCACATGACATAATTATAAGATCACGTAAGCGGAGAGGGTATCTGTTAGCATCTGAGAGCGTAGTGTCTAACATGAACTGCAAGGCAAAGCCTGAGCGTCCATAGGATAGTTCACGTTCTATAAGATCTGCTTCGTCAAAGCGTTCAGGGTCTGTGGGTTTACCAGCTAGACCTTCGTCGTACTCAAGTTTCTCATAAAGTACTGGAGCCAGTTTAGCTCCGTAGCTTTTCTCAATCTTCTCCACAGTTGGATAACGAGCAGGCCAGATACGTAAGTCGTACCCACGCTCAGTTAAGGTATTGTACAGAGACATCTCACACTGAGGAGTACCTAAGTAGATGATACGCCCTTCGGGCTTTAGTACCGCGTCGAACTCTTTAACTTGTTCTGAGAGTTTCTCACGCATCATCTGGGTAAGGGAGTTGTTAGGTACTTCTACGTCATCTGCAATGATGATGTCAGCACGAGAACCTGTAAGCTGTCCTGTGATACCTACGGACTTTACCGAAGGTGAACCACTAGCCTTAGCAGGAGCGACATCAAAGGCAATCTTAGACCACCTCTGGTCGCCCTTAGCTACTAAGTGCTGACATATAGGAAGCTCAAGGATGATCCTCTGTGTGAATGTAGAGAAATCATCAGCACGAGCTTTGGATGCTGAGACTACCATAAATTTCTTTTCTGGGTCTAACAGCAGTTGATGCACTACGAAAGCACAGGTGATATAGGACTTACCTACACCACGGAACGCTTCTGTAATAGAACGTCTTGGCCCGTTTTGTAGGTAGTCTGCTATATCGTACTGTACTGGAGTAGGATCAGGTAAGTTTAGGTGCTTCCAGACTAGGTACATGAAGTTCCTAAAGTCGTGAAGCGGCTCTGGTATGTTCATTAAATGCCTTCTTTATAGAACATCCTAACCATTTGAGCGCATGTGTCAGATCGAACAATGTCATCTAAGTTGAATGAGATGATGTCAGTACTTTCTGGATCATGTTTTTCAATTAGCTCAACGAACTGTATGAGTCCTGAGCGTTGTCTTAGATCTGATTGTTTGGGATCTCCCATAAGAACAAGGACACTACCCTCACCTATACGTGTGGTAATAGCCTTAATCTCATCAATCGTAAGCTGTTGCGCTTCGTCAACTAAGACCATAGCATCTTGGAAGCTACGTCCTCGTATCGTTTCAATGGAAACAGTCTCTATCTTCTTCTTTCTAACGTTATATTCATAAAGACCGTGACCTAAGCTCTGCCTGAGAACATCTGTCATGGGAAGCATCCAAGGTGTCAGCTTCTCCTCTAATGTCCCAGGCACTGCACCTAAAGATTTACCTGTAGGTACGTTGGCTCTGGTAAGAATGATTTTATTTATTTGACCACCTGCCAGCCATGAGGCAGCTTTAGTACAACAAGTAAATGTTTTACCTGTCCCTGCTGGGCCTAGAGCGACCACAAGATTCATGTGATCTAAGGAGTAATAAAGTTCTGCCTGTTGCTGGGTCTTGGGATGGTAAACAACCTCTGGTTTGTGAATGTTAGTCTCAAATTCAGGTTGTCTTTGCGTTCGTTCTTTTTGCTGTTGTTGACGCTTCTGGCGTTTCGCCATTTATATAAATCCTCACTGGAGCCTTTCGTGGATGTCAAACGGAAGTTTCTCCAAGAGATTGCCCAAAGGTGAGTCAGTAGTAATAATATCTAAAGTAGCGTTATTGTCCTTTAAGAACTTAACAGCCACTGATAATTCAGAAGCAGTAGCTTCACCTGACTGTACACGCATAAGAAGCTCTTTAGCGGTAGCATCGTGAAGCAAGTCAAGGAGATTTTGTTCCATTTTATTTAACCTTCTTTATGTAACTTTAAGGCAACCGCATGGACTTCTTTCAATCTATTCATCCAGCCGTTCCCATAGTAATCCCAATTTTGTAATCCTTTGTAGTATTCAACTCTATCGGCAGCTAAGTCGTTAATGAAAACCCTACCAGAAGCTCCGTAGAACTCCTGTACGGCCTTTATTGTCTTCGGCCCTATGATGCCATCAGGTTTGGCTGAACAAGCCGTCTGAAGCATCCTAGAGGCGCGAGAGACACCAGCATTAACTGCGAAGTCGAAAACCATGAGAGCAACAGGAGGAGGTAAGCTATCTCCTTTCACCTTCTCCCAGTAGTCTCTCTTGTATATTTCAGTAGCAATTTTCTCATCTACACTTTTAATATCAAGGTCGGGGTATGCTCTTTTAGAGATACCATACATAGTCTCTCCACCGCTATCGCGTGGGTCGAAAACGTAGCCTCCTTCCATCTTGAGTACAAAAGCACAAGCTTTATCAAATATGGACATGTTGGTAACTGTAGTTTCCTTCTTTAGTTTTTTTTCCAAGACGAGACAGCTTTCAAACCAAAGGAGGCTGAAATTGCTGCTGCTAGGAACGCTTTGTAGTAGTCAGGCATGGTTTCGAGAACTTCAAAACCAGCGTGAACGTAGGGGACTAAGTTGGGGATAAACGCACCGATGAGAGGCAGCGATAGGATTACCGCAAACCACTCATCTTTCCATGAGGATTGAGAAGCCAACGCTTGTTGAGCCTCCCAGTTCTCTGTGCTTTGTAATGCTTTTAGCTTTAGCTCTTGCTTTGCTTTAGCTACTTCAGCTTTACCTCTTATAAATCCACCAACTAACTCACCTACAACAGTAAGTAATTGTAACATTTTAAAGCCTTCTTACATGCCCAGCCACTTTGTCAGGACTGAGGAGCCTATGCCCCCGAAAGCCATTGACAATAACATAGCACCTGCCAAGAAACCTTTACCCTTCACGAGCTGCTTCTCTAAGCAGTTTACTCGTTGGGAAAGTTCTTTCGTGGTTCTTTGGTGTTCTGCGAGCTGGATTGATAATTGATCGACTAGGGCTACCAAACGTCCAGCGTCATAATCGGTCATTGTAGACATCATTCTTAATCCTCAAAGAAAGATAATCGGAATGGCATCCAAACGTCTTTAAAATCCTCATAATTCAAGGAGTTAATAATAAGTCTGTTACCATTACTAAATTCAAAGTTTACTTCATTGCCCCTAGAGAGATGCGTTTCTAAGGCCATAAGACCCCACATATCTTCTCTAGTGGCACTGCATAGTACATCTTCAAATTCTATACCTTGTAGCTTAACAAGTGCTTCAAGCTCCTCTGGTGAAAGCTCTGGAAGTTCTGGCTCAGGTCTTATGAAAGTTAAGCCGTGATCCTCTGTGAAATCTCCAATACCCACTTCCTCAGAAGGGGATAGTATGTAGCCACCAAACAGTGCTTCTTCACTGTCGAATGTCGCAGTGTTAATGACTACGTTATCTTCTAGTAATAATCCC